GTCTTCTCCGGCCATCCTACCCGAACAACCCTCTTCAACACTTTGCGCTCTATACTCTACAATGAGTTCATTTTTGAGCGCGCTTCTGTTCGCGGTTTCGTTTTCTGTGCCGGTGATGATGTTTTCGGTTGGACCAACGACCCCAAGACTCACTCTTCCGTTTTCAGGGAAGTCATGTCCACCGATTGCTCGGGCCGCAGAGGCCTGGGCCAGCTAGCCAAAGACTTTAAAGTTGGCGAGCTAGAGGATCACACTTTCCTCTCTAAACATCTAGTGTCTGACGGGCTTACAATTGAAGCTTACCGTATCCCGTCCAAAGTGGCTAACTCAGGGATCGCAACTCGGTCTCTTAAAACTGGAGCTCTTTCCCTTGACGAATACGCCACTCTCCAGTACCTGCAACTTGCGGACGTTCCTAGTTCGCTCCAGTGGGCTGCCCTCCGGTTTAAACCGTCAAGGCTCGCTCTCACACAAAAAGTTGCAGACGAACTCCGATTCAATTGGGCGTACAAAGCTTACATCGCTTCTCAACAACGTCGCCTTGAGTCCGAGTTTAATCTGATCTTCCAGTACGATCTCCTTCGCGAAGAACTTAACTCCTCCGAGATTGAAGGTGCTGGGAGATCTTATTCTCCTCTTCCTCTACCTGCCCCCACACCCGCCCATGGAAAATTAATCTCAATGCCAAATGAGAAACCCATGTCCCGACAACCTAGGCGTAGGCGGCGCCGAGCAAGAGGAAGAAATAGGAGAAGGGTGCGAGTTAACCGCAATAGAAATCGCGGTGGCGGCCTTGCTAATCTTGGCCAAGTTGCTCGTCTCCCTAATCCAGGCGCCCCCAGACTAAACCATGCTGAAGCTAGCTGGGCACGCGCTCTGCAGGACCCGTTCCTTTTCAAGCAAGTCCGTATTCCTACGGCTTATCGATCAGTTAGCCAGTGTTCCACTTACACTGACACCGTGAGTTTCGTTCTCCCGGCGTCTGGCTTTGGTCGTGTTTTTATGAAGATGAACGACGGTTCTATTGGTGGCTACCTCCAACCTGCTCATACCGAAAACAATTTGGACGTAGTCTCACAATTGGTCGCTCCTCTCGTTCCGGCCAATTGGGGTGTCCGAGTATGTTCCGCTGGTATTAAGTTGAGATCCACTGCCTCTTTCTCCACTGAAGGCGGTATGATTCATGCTTATACTTCTCCACTTCCTACCAACTACACCTACTCTGTTTATCGTGATTCCCCGAATACTTTCATTTATTCCAAAGGTGAAGTCGCTGAGGTTCGATATATTCCTTTCGACCTCTCTGAACTGGCCTTCGCTGCTAAGTTCAATAATGCAAGTTTCTCGACCATCTTTGAGAATCATCACATCTGATTCATGATACTTGGTGGTACTCCAGGAACTTCCTACACCCTCCAGTATAGCATCACTTTCGAATACGTCACTAATTCGAACACTGACCTTGTCCCTCACAGACAGGCCGACGAAGGTGATCCAGTCAAAGTCTTGCGGTTAGTCACTCATAACAACACCGCTCGACCTTCTTCATGGACTCTTGCCACACCTCAAGCTTCCAAAGCTGCACACGAAATGTCTTTAGCCTCCATGCACCAATATCACTCTGTTGGTGGCGTCGGCTCTTCGGGTGCACTCGGTGGTCTTTCTTATGACTACGGCAATGGAGCTTTTAGTACCAATGTCCCTCCCATTCCTCGTGGAAATCTTCCACTTATGATTGGTAATGGCATGTAAGATCCATAACCTTATAGTGCGGAGCCCAACCACTCTAAACCGGGCCTAGAGGATAACCTACATTGTTACCAAGAGAGTGCATGTGAACCACTCTTGAATTCAAAACCTTG